AGGTTCCTGTTCCCATACTGGTTAACGTTGAGGCCAGCTTCGTTGATTCTTGATACTGCCATTATCCTGCCTCCAATGCTGCGACTCGAGTCTCTAAGTCTTCAATCTTGGCTATCGCTTCTTGCAGTGCAGCGGTTAAAACTGGAACCGCTTTGCTATAATCCATAGTTTGATAGATAGGGTTGTTGTCTTCATCAACAGCATCTGCTTCACCAGTTACCCACTCTGGGATAACTCCGTCTGCCTCATCTGCGATAAACCCATTTGCAGGAAAAACAGTGTCCTCATCTGTTATCCATTCAAATGCTCTAGGGCGTAACTGTTTTACTGTTTCAATACCGTTGGTAAGATCAGTTATATTTTCTTTTCGTCTTCTATCAGAGGATGCAGTAAACTCTATTGCTGTACCCGCTGAATTTGTTTGAATAAGACCTACTCCACCCCCATTTATGTTAAGGGCAAACAATCTTCGGTCATCTCCGCTTGAGTAAGCAAACTTATTCGCATAACACAATGACCAACCATTATCTGCGTTGTTTGACAACATCAATGATCCGTATTGTGAACCATTATCAATAGCATACCCAAAAGTTCCAGTGCCACTGGTTTGACCATAGCTAAATACGCTAGAGCCACCCATTTTAATGGTTCCATATCCTCCACCATCTACAGTAAAAGCATGGGGACTTGAGTCAGACTCAACACGAAAGTCACGGTCTGCACCTTCATCGTTAAAGACAACATTACCTGATCCATCAATGTGCATCCTAGGATTACCATCCCCATCAGACAGCACGATGTTGTTGTCTGAGGTGCGGATGTCTAGGCCGCCTTGGTTACCACTATAACGACCAATGATTACATTTTTTGAGCCAGTTGTAACTTCTTGCCCACAATTGTTTACTCCTACAAAAGTATTTAAGTTGCCTGTTGTGGTAAAATATCCTGAGTCTCGTCCAACAAAAGTGTTACCATATCCTGTGGTAAGACTATGTCCTGCTTCGCTTCCAAATAAGGTATTCTGATAACCTGTTGTCATATTTTCGCCAGAATTATGACCAACAGCCGTATTATTATCGGCTGTAGTAACAGCACGTAAAGAACTATCACCTATGCCTATATTTCTATCACCAGTAGTATTTGTACGCAAAGCACTGCCACCCACAGCTATATTTGATTGGCCTGTTGTATTAGAGCGTAAAGCACTTTCTCCAAATGCGTGACTATAATTACCTGTTGTATTTGCAGTTAAAGAATTTGAACCAAATGCTGTAATAGCTCCTGATGTATTTGATGCTCCAGCATTATTACCAACGACTGTATTAGTGCCAGCAGTAGTTTGTGCAGCTAAAGCCTCATGCCCGATAGCTACGTTACTATCTCCTGTTGTTAAGGCTGTTCCAGCATTTTTACCAATAACAACATTATCATTACCACCAGAAGCAATGCTATCACCTGCGTTTTCACCAATCCGCACATTGTCTGTACCTAGTGTTTCTGTGATAATATCTGCGCCACTGCCAAAGGTTACATTCCCCTCAAACGTCCCCCCATCAGCCTTTGAAACGGTGTCCGAGATTGTCGCTATGTCATACGCAACCACTTCTAAAGTGTCATTTAACGACGCAGCTTGGGTCAATACGATACTGGTCTTGGACGTCGAGGTATAGTCCGTTACTGGCACGAGACATATGCCATTTAAATAGACGTCCACATAGTCAGAATCTGCGTACTTCAGCGTCTTACCGTTGTCGTCAGCCCCTGAGAACGTCGTCTGGGAGGCCGTCGCGGTATAGATAAAACGGTTACGAGTGCCCGTTCCCGGACTGTTACCTATATATGGCATTAATCAGCCTCCTGTATTGTGTTTCCTTCAGCTACCCATTCGAGGATAGCGGCGTAGTGACGGTTGGCTGGGTCGAGGGGGACGGATATCTCAGTGCCGTCGATGGTGGCAACAATTGCCCCATTGTTACCGTCAATATCTGCTTGGTACTGAGCGGATGTGATGACCATATTTTCCATAATTACAACTCCGCATCCATAGTGTATATGCCGCCAACCGCATAATCGGTAGAATGAGCTACATACCCGCTCCTACCCGATTGCATTGTTATTGTAGTTCCTGATTCCCTAACACTGATACTGTCGCTTGTTCTAGTAGCAGAAGGGGTTGATCTCATTTCAGGGTATAAGCTAAATCCCTGATACTTATACATGTTTTCACCTTCTAAATAAAAACCAAGCCTTATATCTTTCTGATAATACCTCTGGCTCCTCGCCAGTTCATCCCCGTAGGACCGATGCTCAAAGGGCGTGGCTTCTGAGCCTACTTCTAGTTGAACACCAGTTACATACCACTCATTGCTAGCACTATCTGCAAAATTTACTTGATTTGAGGTGCTTAAAAAAGAAGCTGTTTGTGTCCATGTGTCGGCAGTAGCTACTTGGTCATCTGGGCCAACAGACAGCCACCAAATCATTCTAAAACCGTCGGTGTTTGTTTGTGTAATAGCTTGTGCGGTAAGACCAGAGAACGTTAAAGTCTTCTTTTCCCAAGTATTAGCTGCGGAAATTGTGTATTCTTTAACGTGCGAATACTTATTACCTGTAGTGCTGTCTCCTGTGTTTACCTGAATTTGACAGCAATAAGTTCCCGTTTTATTTGAACGAACCCAAAAAGATAGTGTTACCGATTGTGCAGAAGATGTTCCATAAGATAACTGATCAAAATCTTGTCCTTCAAACTTCATAAATATACCGCCATTTTGACTTCCAGACGGGGTGATCGCTGCGTCCATTTCTACTTTTAAACTATACTTGAAACCCTCCCCTGATGGGGTTGTTGTTGATTGACTAATTGTAGTGTCAAAATTATATGCGCTACCAATAGCAACAGACCATCTATCTAAAAGAGCAGCACTCTGACCTGTTGAATAAGAAAAGGAAGTACCTCTTTGTGCTACCTCCATTTTTGGATTATGCATAAGATTACGGTTCGACAAGGCACCGCTATCGTAAACCGCACCTAGTTCAGCTAGTTCTCGTGCCTTGCTCATTCCTTAACTCCTTACGATGGCTTTGTAGGCCATGTTACATCATCTAAACCAGTAACGCCATCTTGCGCTGGTACATCTCTCAATGCCTGACGATATGTTGTCCATGCTGATGACATGGTTACATCTGATCCAGCCATCCAATCTGTCTCCGCCAAACGACGGTCACGCTCTTCACGCAGCAAGCGCATCGGCTCCGCGTTGACTAGCTCTGTTTTCTTAGCTGATACAGCCGCCCAAGTTGTGCCAAAGTCCTCTGGGTCACTGCTTTCTATTGCAGAGCCATTGTCATCTGAGCCTGTAACCTTTCGGAACATGTTAAGCCATTCTGCTTCTGTTGTTGGTTCACCACGAAGAACCCACTCCGTAATACCCAACTCGTTTAGTGCTTTTGCTATATCTGTCATTGTTATTTCTCCGTTATTGCGCTGGGGCTACTTTAACACTAGAAAAGTGAGTCCAATTTTGATCAGTATCACCACTAATAAAAGAGCCACTAGCTAAAGAGTTTGTTACAAATTTAATCTGTGTATTACTAGGGTCTGTTACATTTACATGAAAAACAAAACCAGCACTGTTGTTTGCTCCCGTGTCTGTATCTCCGTTATAAGCTATTGCCGCATTGTCAAAAGAAGAACCACCATTTGTGCTAACTTGACCATTAATTCCCATACTACCATCATTGCTAGTATTTTGAGAGTTAAAATTTAAACTTACTTGATACAAACCCGTTTTGGTAAAAGTAAAAACACCACTGCTTTCCGTTAAACCATTTACAGTTGCTTGATAACCATCATCTGGTCTTTCCCAACCTGTAATTGTTGCAGAATTTGTGCTAAAGTTTGCTGTTAATCTCCATATGTCTATGGAAAGGTCAGCATCCATAAGGGTTGTGCCACTAGTATTCTGTATTGCATCTACTTTTAATACTGAACTCATTGGGCTATCTCCATTACTGTCCGATTTCCAGAACCGTCATAACCGAAGGTTCACCATAATTATTAACTCGTGCGGATGCTTGAGCGTCTGTTCTAGTTGCTGCAAAACCAACCTTATATGTACGAGCAGCAGAAGATGCGCTGTCAACATAAGCCAAAGTAGCCTTACTAATCCTTTGGCTTGCATCGCTACTAGCATAAAGATCATATTCGGAGTTATACAACTCCGTCGTACCTGAAGATCCTCCATAAATTTTAAACTTAATTCCTTTATCCGTATGCGTCCCAAATACTTCGGCAGCAATCGTAGTCATAATTAGTATCTTGCTGTTTGTAAGTTTAGGCGTCATCGTTATAGATAAATCCGTAATATTTGAAAAAGATGTAGTGTTTAAAGTTTGGGCAGAACTAGAGCTAACAGCATGATACGCAGAAACAATAGTATTTGCTTGAGAAAACCCCAAATCCGTTAACGTAGGCGCATTGCCATTTGCTAATTGGAGAGTATCGACTTTGAGTATGCTCATTGGGCTATCTCCCAACAGTGGATGATGTTATTAGCAGTGTTAGGATTAACACGTCCCTCGTTACTTGCGGTAAAAAGACCGCCATATAGTTTATATGTCTGCGAGGTTCCTACAGAACCGCCATGTGTGTAAGTTCCTGAGAAAGCCGCAGGTTTGTCATAATTGTCTCGACTACCAGAATTTCCAACAAATAGTCCTGAATCATACGTAAGACCGTCAAAAATATTTGTTGATCCATCTTTATATATAGTCAGCTTGATATAATTTGCAGAAGGAGCTGATGTACTCCACCAACATGCGGTAGTTACATGTAAAAGAAGAATGCTACTAGCAGACTTCGGAGTGATGCTCACTTGC